ATACTCATTATTGAACTGTTTGTAATAATGATTACCCTGTTTTAGTTTGAAGGGACCTTGACCCCAAGTAATAATTTCTTTAGTAGTATAGTCCTGAATTGTAATTAGAAGAATCTCTTCTGCAGCCGACTCCACATCAGGGAATCCATTCTCAGATGCAACCTCAATATCAATTGTAACTAGATTGATTTTGGAAATATCAAACTCAATCTGATCTTGCTTATACTTTTCAGAAATATACTGATATATGAATCTTTCGCATCCATATACATCAAAATCTTCTACATCACTATACCTTTTGATGAACTCACGGCAATCACGAACAGTTCCTGGTTGAATAGATTCAACATAATTTCCCTCAAGTGTTTTATAGTTCGTCTTTTTATTGGAGGACACAAAAAGAGTCGGTTGAAACTTCTCGCGGGTTTGAAAACGTTCTCCATTTTCGTAACCTCTAACGAGAAATTGGTCCCCGACCATTTGAACATTGGTGTAAAATCTCATTCTTTAATAAAGTCTTCGTATACTTTTAGTAGTCTTTTACTTGGTTCAACAATAGTAAGTATAGCATCAGAATGAAGCATCACAACCTTTTGATCAGTGACATCAAATTCAGGCCAACGTTCTAGAACAAATTCACTTCGATGACCTTGAGAATACTTTCCTTTCTCATCTCCGTGAGTATGATCTTTGGAATGCTTTTCTTTCTCATCTCCGTGAGTATGATCTTTGGTATGCTTTCCGTGAGGAATTTCTTCTAGTAGAAAGTAAACTCTAACTGGATCAGTTAGTTTACAATCTGGCTCTCCAGAGATCGGATCCGTTTCAACTTGCTCAACCTTGGAGATCAATATTAGATCCTGGTCTTTCAGAATTAGGCATTGAGTCATTTTCTTTAAAGGTAGAATTGTACATTTCAATCAAAGTATCTATTGGGTCTACAATAGTAATAACCCAGTCTACTGGAATCATGATTTCATCACTCTTAGCGAGACGAATCCATTTCGTCATTACAACATCAACATTGTTCTGATCGATATTTTCTTCGGATTCTTCTAGTAGAACTTCAACCTCTTCGGTATCATCTTCCCAAACTGTGTATGGTTTCTTCAGAAGATATCCAATAACTTTTTGCTCAGGAGACAGCATTTCTTTAATATCAGAAATAATTTGCTCTCCAGATTTAAGAATTGCTAGTTTGATACTCATCTTGTGAATTGGTTTTTTACATTATAAGACCCCACTTGGTCTTTGTCAAGCGGGGTCAGGCGACGATATTTGGGTGCCCGTCTTATTTAGAGGTAGTCTTTACGTTGATGAGCCTCTGGGACCATCTTTCCTAGAACAATACTCAAAAGCCCATCTTCAAAATCAACTGATCTAACTTCCGTATCTTCGCTGAGTGTCCACGAACGTGTAAAACTCCGTTGAGCCACACCTTTGTGCAAGTAGTTAGTTTCCGTCTCCTTGTCTTCTTTTTGGCCTTCCACAAATAAATTACCGTCTTGGGTGTAGACATATACTTCTTTCTTCTTAAATCCAGCAAGAGCAATTTCTAGTCTAGATTCTACATTACTAACTGTGACTAGATTAAACGGTGGATAATTCTTCGTTGTTTCATGTAGATTAAACAACCTATCGAAGTATTCATCCATTCCGATACTATTTCTATTTATTCTCTCAATGAGCGCAGGCAAATCAGCCGCATGAAAGCGTGTGAGATTAGTCATCTGTACTTCTCCTTAAAAAGCGAGATTTGATTGTGTGGACCCCGAAGGCATCCTGGCGTCAAAGGGGGAGTTAAACTCCCCTCCTCTGACGTATATATTTAATCATATAACGAAAAAAACTGCTACAGTAATAACCGTAACAGTTTGTAGGGTGTTCCGAATGTAGAGTGTGCCGCACGAAAGACACACCGTTATTTATTCGGTTTCCTGAGGTTTTTTACGTTTTCCAATATTGTACTTGGTCTCTAGTTCCCACTCATCTTTTTCTTTATATGCAAGAACTTTGATTTGATTGAGTGGTGCAATATTAGTAATCTTTTCAGCATCATGGACTGTGATCAAGCCCCAGTCACAAAGAAGTTGAACAATACGATTACGTCTTTGTACATCATTTACCGTAAGATTTGCTTTCTTACCATCAAGTGCAAATAATTCTTTGAAGTGAACGATGTAATATCGTCCCTGTTTATGGAGAATATGACAAGATTGGTAGAGTTTCTTCTCTTTCCTAGAAGCGACACCAATACGGGTCAAAGTTTCACGAACCTTTAGAAAATCATCTGGTTCATTTAGTGAAATTTGCACCATTTGATCGGGTGCCCAAACTACTTCAGGTTCATTAACAACGCTCATTTTGTTCCTCCAGTCTCAAGTTTGGATTTGATAAATTTGATCTGTTCTTTTGACAGAATCTTCAAAGCCTGGAGTGCTTTTTCATTACTATAACCATAGTAAGATTTGACACATTCAAGATCTTTGACATCTTCTTTACGAAGCCAAGGAGAAAATCTCTTTCGCTTTCTGAGACTATTTAGAAGAAAGTCATACTGTAACTTTTTTGGTAGAAAATGAGACCTATTCATCTCATTTGCATACATCAAAGAATCAATCTCACCAGACAAGCATTTGTTTACAATAAACGGAGGGTATTTACTGATACAGTCTGGGTCTTGCTCGACTAAATTCTCTTTCGTAAAGTTAATAGAGTTCAACCAATTTTTTAGTTCCATAATTAAAATTTCGCAGTAACAGAAACAATTTGTGCTCCAGGGTTTCTGGCAATAGCAACTTTCTTTGCATCGTCATAATCACGGGCTATCACCTCTTCTTTGAAGACTGTGCCCACTTTGTATAGAGTAACTTCACATTTCATTGGTTTTCATCGAATAATTTGAATGTCGTCAGTTTCAGTCCAGAGTTCAATCTCATTACGGAATCGACCCTCGGACTTGAGTTTTTCGTAACGCTTACCTGCTTTCTTTTTCCACCACTTGATAATATTATCAAGATCATGTTTCTCCCAATTTTGCCCACGGCGAAGTTTTTTCTCCTCACCAGATAGAACTTCCCGAACATTCTCATAACCAAATTCAGAAGTATAAAACCTCTTCTTTTCTGTTAGTGAAAATGCCTGTGCAATGACTTCATTGAAACGAGTCAATTTATCGGCATCATCAAGAGAATTTTTAATGAGGGAAATCATCTTTGTTTGCCGCTTCATCTTTTTAGATGAAGCTTTGTTATCAGTAAGAGGATTGCCCCCATTTAGATAAGTGAAACGATCATGCAACTTGTGGAATTGAGCGTCATGAAGTAATGGGGTAAATTTACTTTCAGTCAAACCACGATACCTAATAAAAGGTTTCAGACCGTCATATTGAGACGCTGACGTAGTAGAACCGTAAAGAGATGTAGTCTCAAATAAAGCAATATCTTTTTCAAATTTCTCACTGATAAACTCCCTGGCAAAGTGAGAGCAACACATAAGTGAAAGCAACTTACCACCCAAAAAGTTATATCCAAAGGGTTGAGTCGGAACAATGACAAATCCCATGCAGGCATGACGATTGAACAGACTGAGATCTGGTGCCTTTCCAAGCCATAAATTTCTGGGTTTGGAATTGATTGTTGGAGATCCAAGTCGAATGAATCCAACAACTGTATTAGTCGTGGTCTCTTTTACAATCCACTTGTGTTCTCTTCCAGGAATATTTGCTTCATTGTTATGAGAAGAGACGGCAGCAAGTAAATTCTTGTAGTATTTTTGATCAAGACCACCTTTGCCAACGGGAATCATGACAAAGTTCATGTCTTCTGGATGAATATCAAAGTTAAAGATGTCATCAGAAAATGATGATACTGAAGACATACCATCAAGAACTTCTTTCTTCACATAGCGAAGATAGTCCTCAATGGATTGAAGATTTTCAAAGTAAGAAATGAATTCATCTGCAGCCCAAACTGCATCATCATGAGAAAGTTCAGTTATCATGTGATTACTTTAATTACCTCCGACTTTACTTGTTCAATAACTTTATTCATTAGGTTGATGTCGATGTCCATAAATGGGGGAACAATACCAATTGCACGTAAGAATCCATCAACAAAAGCAGCGAGGAAAAGGATTCCCAAACACATGCTGATGATAGATGCATTACGATTGTGCTGACGAATTGCAGCATCAATCATTTCTTGACATTTTTCTTCTGTAACGTGGTGTGCTGGTTTGATTTCTCCCATGCGATGGCTCATTTGAACTCACATTCAACCATCACTTCTGTAAGTGCCGCCAATAGATTAATTTCTTGATCGGCAACAAAAGCGATCTGATACTGGTATTTAGCCACAATGAGAACTGCAGCTGCAATGGAAGGACCCTCTAGACGCTCATACAAGGCGTCATAGACGTTTTTAAGGATTACACTAGGATCATTGTCCAAGTTGTTCACAACCCATTTACGGACCTCTTTGAAGTTCTTTGCAGCAAGAGATCGCATGAGACCTTCAATGTTGACATCGGAGAATGTTGCAAGGATACCAGAGTCAATTTTACCACCGACAGCGTATCTTTGCAATTCATTCAGCACACGTCTCCAATCAGGAAAATGCTTATTGATTAGTTGGGCAAGGACTTTCGGATCATACTCAATACCTTCTGTATCCAGGATTTGTTGAGCTCTTCCGAAGAAACTACTCGCGAGTTTGGGTTTAGACTTCGCTGGAGTTGAGAATTCAACAACTGCACATCTTGAGTGTAGTGGTTCGATGATTCTGTTTTTGTAGTTACAGGTGAAGATGAATCGGCAGTTGTTATAAAATGCCTCAATATTCGCCCGTAAGAGGAGTTGTACATCGTGGGTTGTGTTGTCAGCTTCGTCAATGATGATGACTTTTGGTTTGCCCACGCCTTGAAGTGATACGGTCGAAGCAAAGTTCTTTGCTTGATTCCGTACCGTGTCAAGAAATCGTCCTTCATCGGATCCATTGATGACATAGAAATCTACCCCCAGTTCGTGACACAGTGCTTTTGCTACAGTGGTTTTACCACAACCAGCAGGGCCCGCTAGAAGAAGATTAGGGACCTCACCCTTATCTAGGAAATCTTGAAAGGTCTTTTTAATGTCTTCAGGGAGAATACATTCTTCAATAGTCTGAGGTCGATACTTTTCAACCCAGAGAAAGTCATTCATGATAATCAATAATAAATTTGTCTTTTAAGTGCCAGTGAATGTCATCATGCACTTGCTGCATTGCGTTGTGTTTGATTGCCCAATAATCATCATCATCGTTGATGAGGATATTGA